GCTTAGGGGATTTTCAGCACAAAGGACTCCCCTAAGCATAGCGATTAATGGGGGGGGTACCTATGGAAAAATATTTTTATTTTATTTTTTTTTGCAAAATAATTTTTATTTATTTTAGTTTAATAGCAAGCCATATCAATAGCCATAGCAATACGAACACTGGATTCAACAGCAACAATGCTATACGTAGAGTGATGAACAACATAATAATAAATAATAATATAATCATTCGCTTCTCCCTTATCGTATAGAGCAGTAGGGAATCGAACCCTACACCACGTCAGTACACCATATTACTCTAACAGCTGTCTTATATAGTTGTGCCAAGGTACTGCGCAATAGCTTAGCACTTCGTCTATGGACTATACACCACTCATCAGGATAGCTGGACTCGAACCAACACTACATGTTCCCAAAACACGCATGCTACCATTAACACTATATCCTGTTACTATATGCCATAAGAACTATAACTTACAACATATAATAAATAAAGGAGAACTAGGACAACTGGAATCGAACCAGTACCAGATTGCGACTCTGACTACCATATACCAATTTGGCTATATCCTATAAATAAAAGGGCTGTTAGTTTATTTACTCATTTAACTAAGGCATTCCCGTCACCTTGCACCCTATTGCTTAGGCTGTTAACTCTATAACATTTAAGCACCGTCAATCAGCGCACCTATTCTTTTAATTCAATACGTTTAATATTCCAGCTACTACCAATAAGATAGATGTAAACACACTCAATGCAATAGCTAGATAATCATGGCGATAGTACCACTCTTTAAAGTTGGTAACTGAACCTACACCATATAAAATGCCTAGAATAACCAAGGCAATATTAATCACAATCATTTATTCTCCTGACTTTCTACATAGAGTAAGATACAGAACGCGTCTGCCATGTCGTCATTGATATCATCATCAGGTACTATGTTATAGCTTTTGAGTATCTCAATGCTTTGTACTTTTCGCATTGCACTTTTACCTTTAATGAGATGATAACCGCACCATTTAGAATTTGGTATATCAACATACCCAATGTTATGACGGTTACGCATGACTCCTAAGAATGAACCGTTAGCTCTAATCAATGAGATGTTACCCTTAGACTTGAACGTGATGATAGGTTCTTCAATATAAATAAAGTAGTCAAACAAGTTGTAATGCTCAATGATTTCTGTTATACCGTCAGCAATTAGTTTTGCACGTTCCAAAGGGTCTTTACTTTTACCACCTGCAATTGAACCGACTACATACTCATTTGTTAAAGGGTTACGAAACGCATAACCAGTATTAGAAGTGCTAAAGTCAATCGCTAATGCTTTGCTCATAAATCAGAACTCAATTCAATATAAAGTTCTTTGCTTAGTTCGCCAATATCAAATAAGTGTTTAACATAGTGTTCGTACTCAATCGGAGTTAATACTTCTTTTTGTGATAAAATATGCTCTTTATTCATTTCTTTATTCTCCCTTAAAAATTAAAGCTGTATCAAGATTAATCAAACCACATTCAACAGCGTTAAGTAAGAACTCGTTAAAGTCAACTTCTGACAATGTTTCTTGCTTGAATAATAGCTGTTCTTCTGTCATTTGCTTTCCTCTCTTAACTTGATATACTTATTATAGCATACGCACTTTTTGGGATAGTGTTATCCTGTGTTATGTAAACTATGCTTGACCTTGTAGGTATTTTGTGTTATAATCTTTATAGGAGGTAACAATGGCTAGAGATAAATATTTAATGTACTTACGACAGCAGGAATACAAGAAGCGTATTAAACTTAAAGTAGCTAATACAAGAGCTAGAATGAACAGAGAATACATGAATCAGCCAGAAGTAGATAAGGAAACATTAGAACTATGGAACAATCAGCCAGCAATACATTTTGATTTAGGAGAAAATAAATAAATTATATTAAAAAAAAGAAATTGCCACCTTAGTGGCTTTTGTTTTACGCTTAACCGCAATTTGACTAGAAGTGGCAGAATGTAAGTGCATTGAGTGTCCTGTTTGTAAAGTATGGTATCAGTAAGCACAATTAGCTTATTGTTTGTAAGATTTCTAAAGGAATTCCGGAGTGTTTGATAATCTTTTTATCTTGTACTGGAATTGTGAAAGGTTTAAGAAAACAAGAATAAAGACCATTGTATAGCGATTTGTAATTTGTAACATACTTTTATTATTTAGGAGAATTAGAGGGATTAGAATATTTTACATAACACATGATAACTCAAAGTGTAAAATGCAATATGTTAAAATATAAGTATATAATACTTGACAAGTGAAAATGTCTATGTTATTATTATCTATGTAATTGAATAGTTAGTTGCTGAATGACTTGTAACTAATGTAAATAGAGAATTCAATATTGAATAAAGTTGAACATATCGAAAGTCATTTATAATCTTACGCTTGAGGGTCAGGATAGTTGCTAAAAACCTTGACTCAATTGAAAATGTGATTACTTTACAAACAGCCTAGAGCGTAGCATGAAATAAAAGATTATGAGTTCCATGAGTGTCGGTGAACAGAAACACTCCGTGACGCGTAGAAGTCTGACAGAGTTATTTATAGAAAAGTTTTGAAATTAAGTAGTCTTTTCTTTTAACTTGCTGGGATTATACGACACGTTAAGGGCTAAGGGCTATCTAAAAAAGTAGCACGGAATAGAATTTAATATTTGACAAATGTAAACATTGCATTAAATAGCACTTAAGGCTTGACTTTTCAAGTCTTTTTTGCTATTATATACTAAAGGAGAAAGAAATGACTAACATATTTGATAAAGTAAGCACAGCTAAAGAACTTAAAGAATCAGAAGACTTTTCAGGCGGTTTGCTTTGGAATGTACAAGATATTTTGCCTAAAGGTTCACTTGGTCTTATAACAGGTAGCGAAAAGAGTATGAAGTCCTCACTAGCTCAAGACTTAGCACAAGCCATGGCACTAGGAGAGCCGTTCGCTGGCAGAGAAACAACTAAAACTAACGTGTTATTTATTCAGAACGAGAATAGCAGACTGACAGAGCACCAACGCTTGAAAGGTTCAAGAAGAGATAGTCCTGATAACTTATATTTCTTACATGGTGGAGCTTTCAAACTTGATACATGGAAATATGATAGCCAAGGGAAAAAGCACAATGTAGGGCTTAGAGAGCTATATAACTTCATACTAGAAAAAGACATTGGACTTGTTATCTTAGACCCTCTAAAAGACTTGTTAGAAGATAATGAGATAATCAATGCAAACCAACCAATGGCAGAAGTCCTAAGAGGAATCACTAGCCTTAGAAATACTTTAGATATGAAGCACGACAAGTATGTGACGTTTATGATTGTGGCACATGCTAGAAAACAAGCTGGGGAGCAATCTTTAACAGAACGTGACTTCCGTATCGTTCCAAGCCATATATTAGGAGCTACAACTATTCCAGCATGGTATGAGGTTGCCTTTACTATGTCGCCTAAAATTAATAGTAAGACTAAAAACAGATATTCTATCATGAAAGTATTTGCTCGAAACTTTGCTTTCAATAATGAAATTCTTTGGGGATATGTTGGTTCGGCTTTTACATCGATTGAACAAGATAAAAAAGAACCTGATAGCGAACTAATTGAAGAAGTCAAACAGGAAACTCCAATCGAAACGACGAAAGAATCGGCACAGGCTTTCTTAGACTTAGCTAAAGAGCAAGGAAAGGTAACAGAAAATGATTAATTACGAAAACAAGGCAATTAACTTACACGCTGAAGTGTATGGCTGGCTATATCGTGCATTAGATGAAATGGTAAAAGCAGAATGGCGCAATGACGAGCTCTTCAAAGTTTGGCTTGGACGTGCTGAATTTCTAGTAAGACAGTCTAAAAAATTGCATACAGCTTGCGAAAATGATTATTCTAAGCGTGCGTTGATTAGGGCATTACAATTAAAAGCAGAAATAAATAAAAAAATATCTAATATTTGACAACGATAATTAGTTTTGGTATAATAGTATATATAAAAATAAAGGAGAAATAATGATAACATCTTTTGAATCACTAGCTGAAAGGCGATTAATTACTCTCAATTATCATAAAAAGGGAAGTCAGCAGTACATCAACAGCTTGAATTACTTTGAATATGCTAGAATGTACTTCGAGAAAAATGGTTTTCCAGAAGATAACAGGCGAGTTTATCAAAGTGGCAAGCGAAAAGGTCAAAAAGTTGGCTGGTCTGACAAAGAGGAAAAGCAACAAAAAGAAGATATCAGGAATTTCATTTATGAAAAGCAACTACAAAAGTTTAAAAAAAGAAGAAAAAGCTAGTAAACACTATGCCAGAAACGTCAGAAAGCTATCTAAAGAGCTCGAAGAGATGAACGAAACAAAGTATAGGGCAGAGCCTAACGAGTGCCTGTATGGCTTAATAAATGACTTGTGGAACTACTGGGAAGACGGATATATTTTACCTATGCTTAAATATAATATCGAAATTACAAGACAAGGGAACGTATTTATCGTGGAAAGAGGAGAAAATGAGCGTATTTGAAACCTTAAGCGTCATTAATGTTAATGACAAAAAGAGTAAAAAGAATAATCTTGACTATTTATCTTGGGCGTTTGCATGGTCTGAAGTAAAAAAAGTATATCCTGAAGCTAACAGTAAAGTTTATGAAAATGAGCAAGGGTTAAATTATCACACAGACGGTCACACAGCTTGGGTTAAGGTTGGTATGACTATTGAGGGCTTAGAACACATTGAGTATCTACCTGTGATGGACTATCGCAATCAATCTATCCCAGTTGAAAAACTGACTTCAATGGACGTAAATAAAGCCATTCAGCGTGGACTTGTTAAAGCAATTGCTCGTCATGGTTTAGGGCTATACATTTACGCAAATGAAGATTTGCCTGACTTGACAGAAGAACAGAAAGAACTTGAAGCTGAAAAGCAACGACTTAGAGAGATTCAACCACTTATCAAACGAGCTGAACAACTAGGATACCAAAATATTGACAGCTTGAAAAATAAGACTAAAAAAGAAATTACCGACATCATGACGATTTGGTTAGCACAGCAAGAAGCAGAAAAAGGAAAATAAAAAATGGCAATTATCACAGTTACAGCACAAGTAAACGAAAAAAATACACGAACAGTAAGCACAGCAAAAGGCGACAAGAAAATTATTTCTGTTCCATTGTTTGAAAAAGAAAAAGGTTCTAACGTAAAAGTCGCGTATGGTTCGGCTTTCTTGCCTGACTTCATTCAATTAGGAGACACAGTAACAGTAAGCGGTCGTGTACAAGCTAAGGAATCAGGCGAATACGTAAATTATAACTTTGTTTTCCCCACAGTTGAAAAAGTGTTTATCTCTAATGATAATAGCAGTCAATCACAAGCTAAGCAAGACTTATTTGGAAAATCTGAACCGATTGAAGTTGATGAATCAGAACTTCCTTTCTAGAAAGTTGGTTTTATGTATACAGCAGAAGAGAGAGAGCAAATTATCGACATCGTTGATAAAATGAGCTTACTAAAACAAGACTTTGACGGAGCTTTCACTTGGATTAAGGATAACGTATCAATGCCATTTGACTTTGACGAAGAACAACAATTTATATCAGACTTGAAACAGTTAGTTAAAATTAATGCTTTGAAGTTTGGTAAAATATATGAGGGAGTATTAAATTGACAACGCTAAGAGAATTACACAAAAAACTTAAAATTAAACAAACGCTTGATAACTACGTACGAAACACAAACAAAAAATACAAGTATAACTTTGTGGCTGATGAAATTCTTGGCGAGGGAATGGCTAAGCTAATCGAGCTTAATACACAGGGCAAACTTGGAAGACATGCACAGCAAATTGCTTATATTAACCATAATTTGAGCTTACAGCGACAAAAGGAGCAACTTGAACAAGCTAACGAACGACTCGCTAAACGTGCTGAGAAAGCCCAAAAATTGCTTGACACGGAACTCCTGAAAGATAGCTACATCGAAACGCTTGAAATGTTTAGTAAATTCAATGCAGCAAAACAATATACTATGTGGGACGACCTAGAAACTCCAACTAAAGTGATTGAGTTCATGGAAAAAAACGGAGTTAAGCAAGGGAAATGGCTACGTCCTGAAGGAGTTGACGCTTGGTTCAAAGAACGAATCATCTGGTTCAAGAATAAATTGAAAGAAAAATAATATTAAGATTGAAACTTTAGGCTTGACGGCTTAGAGTTTTTTTGTTATACTTAATACATCGAGTTAAGGAAAGGAGTTACAACAATGGAACTAATACAATGCGTAACCTGCGGGGCTTCAAATTTCACTAATGGTAAATGTGATTATTGTGGCAACCAGTACGAAGTAAATGAAGACAAAATATTTTATGGTAATCCAACAGAATATGATTCATCATCAGATGAGGATATAACTTTTCAAGATACTTCTTATGGTAAACTAATACTTAAAATCATGATTTATACTTTAGTTTCTATTGTTTGGTTTGCTGTAACTGTATTTATTCCGCCGCTGTTTATAATAACAATTATTTTATTAGTGGTTTATGGCACTTATCGCTTGATTAATAAAAAGAAATAGCTTATAATAAGGTTAGAATAAACTAGAAAGGTAACAATGGAAAGAAAATACTTTAACGACAAAAGATATTGCCATTGCTTCGATGTACCAACGAGTGACGGTTTAGGAGTTTGCAAAGAATGCAGAGGATACGTGAACATCTGTTATAGTTGCAATCGCTGTTTGCACTGTTGGTATACATCACAGATTGAACTGTTTACCGAATATGATGAACCTAAGTTGCTAGAACTTATAGAAAACTGGAATAAATTTTACCAAATTAGAAAGACAAAGAACAGTTAATGTTTGACAAAGTAAAAGTAATTTGATAGAATAGAGTTATAAATAGAGGAGGACAGAATGAAAGATACAGTAAAAACTTTAATGATAGTTGCAGGTGTCGGCTTTACGCTTATCGCTATCACTTGGATAGGTATAATCGCAACGTTGCTTATTACATGGATTGGAGGAATTATCTAATGAACTTAAAAGAAAATCGGCACTATGCCAACGAATACGGTGTGGAACTTAACGAATACTTGAAACATAATTTTAACTACGAAGAGCTTGCAGGTTGGTATACAATGCAGGTATTGAAGTATCTAGTAAGAGCTGGCAAGAAAGAGGGTGAAAGCTACGATAAAGACCGTAACAAGGCCTTAGACTATGCAGGAGAACTTGCTAACTTAAGTAACGAGAATGAGCTTACAGAGTACACTACTGACGATATTATGGGCTTTATACAAGAACTAGCTGATGATTTTGAACGCTGGGAAGGAATAAAATAATTAAAAATACTTTATTTTTGACAAATATAAAGTAATTTGATATCATAGTTTTATAGAAAAGGAGGTTAAATAACGGAAATGCAAAAAGCTATAAAGGTAGTAGCTTATAACCCTACGACGGAAGAAGAACTACACTTTAGCTGTAAGGCTCAATGTGCTAAGTATTTCGGTCTTAAAGCTAATACAGTCATCAGGTGGCTTGACAACGGTATGCCTGTAATTGAACTGCTGACAGACCTAGATAGAAACCAAGTAGAAATTGAAAAACAAAGTAAGCTAAATGGCTTTGAATTATTTACGATAAATGAATGGAGTGTTTTTGATAATTAATTACGAAGACACGAAAATAGAAAGTTTTGGTGAAAAAACAAATGAAATTATTTAACAGAAAACCTAAGGACAAAATTAAAGTAGCAACAGCATTTACATTAAAAGGATTAACAAAACAAGTAATTAAATTAGAACAAAAAGGGTTTATTAAACAAGGAGAAATCCAAAGTAATATGCTTGAAGGAACTAATATAACTTATCAGCAAGCAATGGTTAAGAAAGCTAGTGAATAATATGTGTGAAAAACGCAAATACACAAAAATGGGCGCTTTATATTCAATAGCTGCCGCCCAGCACACTAAGAAGAAAAAGAAATCTGGTAAGATACCAGTTAGAGCTTATTACTGTAAGTGGTGCAATTTATATCACTTATCAAGTCAGCAAAGACTAAATATAAAGACAGGAGTAATTGGATAATGAAAGATGAATTTACATACTACACAGTATCTTGGATATTGGAAAAAGAAATTAAATCACGTAAGTTTTATAATAAAAAAGAGGCTTTAAAATGGAATGAATTGCTTCCAGAAGAACAAAGATATGAAGTTAAAAAGCATACAGAAATAATTGAGGTTATAGCATAATGACAAACGAAGAATTATATGAAAGAATCACTGACGTACTAAAAGAACAAGGAATTGGAATGGCACAACTTGAGTTAAAAATTAAAAGTGAAACAGGTAAACGGGCTAACATAAGAGTAACTAAATCACGTTTGAGCTTACCGAATACCGTAGCATTCCCTTATCTTACTATGTTTTTCGATGATGATGAAATGCACGAGCTTACACTTAAAAAAATTGACGATGTAGGTAATCACGGAGAAGCCTTTGACTTATTAGATGAGTTATTATATAGCTTAAAGCCAAGCAAAGAATACCTGTATAAGCAACGTTTGAAACGTAAAATGCAAAGGGAGGCAATGAGATAATACTACACGAATACACAAGTCAGATTAATAGGTCAAAATATCCACAGCAAACAGCTAGAAAGATTGCTAATGACTTGAACGATAATGCCCCTTTTAATAATTATCTAGTGAGCCTTGAGCTTGGCTCTAAAAGGTATATTATTGAAAAACTTGAAATTAGAGGTATGAATAGATGAAACGTTTTTACATAGAAGAAGACGACAATGGCAAAGAGATTAAGCGAAAACTAACAACTTTTGCTAATGATGATTTAACACAGCTATCAGATGATGAACTAGAAACAATCTATTATGAATCATCAGCTCAATTTTTAGCTAAAGCAATGCACTTCATGAAGATTGAGAACGAATTATTTTCAAGAAAGAATGTAACTATAAGTGATGAAATTCTAATAAATGCTGGCAATAATATTATTGAAGCAATTAATCAAGTAAGCAATTAAGCAACAAAAAGGATAAGAAATATATTTATTTTAACAGATGACACAACTAGAAGTATAGCATTAATACAACAAGCTCATAAAAAGGCTGACAAGGGCTTTAATGATATTGTGGCACAATTATATGACCAAGAGTTTAAAACGCAAGAGGAAGCAAAATATGAGCATATAAGACAAGCTAAGGAGAAAGCACTTGAAGAACAAAGAGTTGAAGCTGAAAAACGAGCCGAAGATGACCGAATAGCAAGAGAACAACTTGAAGCCGAAAGGGAGCAAGAAGTTAGTTTAGAAGTTATGCCAAATACAGCAACTAATAGCATTATTGGAAGTGATTGGTCAAGCGTAAGTCCTGAACAAGCTAGTGAATATTTAGCAAGTAAGACAGGAGTAAGTGCTAGTAAATGGCTTGATATTATTTACAAGGAATCTAGCGGTAACCCTTATGTTGAAAACCCTATTGGGTGCTGGGGACTATTACAGATTAATCAAAGCGTTCATGGTCAAGTATCTAATTTAAGTCCACAGGCTTATTTAGACAAAGCAGTAAGTATCTACCAAGGTTCAGGTGGAACTGCATGGGCTACTTGGTAAAATATAAAATAGATAGCAAATTAAAAATCAAAAAATAGAAAGTAGGATATCTTCATTTACAAAAGAAAAACCACCAATTAAGGTGGTCTTTTTTATTTTACTTTTCCATACTCTGCTTCAAATTCAGCTTGATACATAACTGTTTCTGGTAACTTGATCGCTCCAAATTTACCTTGGAAACCGCCAAGCATACGAGTTGTTTTAACATGTCGTGCTGATACTCCATTGCATACATACCAATTTTTAGTGTCTTTACAATTAATTAGAAACATTTCAATTTCTCCGCTTTCTGTTGTGTTATTGTTATCTGTGCTTACAGTTTGCCCTGTAAGGCGCTTATTTAGTTCTGCGATAAAGTATGAGCGGCAACTTTCTACCGTGCCACCATGTACCTCTACGGAACGTCTAGGGCAACTTGTGCTTGATAGTTCTTGATGTAGCTTCACGGTATCATGATTAGGAGTTAGTCCCCATTGTTTCATATACTTAGCTACGTCATCTAGTACCGCTTGTTCATTCCTCAAGAACTGGTTTAAATCGCCCTCTGATTGGCATACTTCCCAACTGGCATAATTTGCATTACCGTATGAGTTAGCACAATGCCATGCCATGTTAGAGAAGTCAGAAGCCTGCAATCGTCCGTCAGAAGCAATGTAAACATGAGCAAAGCCATTTTCAGGGTTATGATTAGGTAACCAGTTGTTGTAGAAGCTAACGTTAGCACCATTTGAACCAGCGTCATTGTGAATTACAACCCCAGTAGGATTATGCCCACGTACACCAGCATTAGTTATATTCATTCTTTTTTATCCTCTGTTTGTTCTTCTTCCGCTTCAGGAACACTTACACCATTCTTTTTCATAAGTTTAACCAAACCGTCAAACATAGGGCTAATTTTTGCGATTAAGTAAATAAATTGTCCTACGAAGTACAATAAGCCTACGTTAATCACTGTTTTAGCGATATCAGAAGTTGAGGGTGTTTGTGTAAAGTAAAAGACTGCATATAAAACCCATAGCGCGAAGACTACCGTCAAATCAATCACGAGCCTACGCTTGAAAGGTGGGTTCATCGCTTCTCTATCTTTGACCCACGTAGCGAAAAGAATCGCCAAAATTAAGATAGTTATTAAAATCATTCTAGTTACCATTTTATTTTGCTTTCTATTTTGTTATTTTATTTATTCTGGTAGCTTATCTTTAGTTATCCAGAATTGTCCGCTAGTTAATATATAATCGGTTTCTTTTATATTCCCAGTGCTAAACAAATCAATAACCCCATTTGTCTGCAGTAAATTCCAAGAAAATTTCGAAGGGATAGTTAAATCATGGTTATAAATTAATACTTCCGGAAGAGTACTTATTTATGCTTGCTAGCTTGTCCTCCCTCTGTTCCCGGAACAATCCATTGCATGCTATCCCAAATTTCAACATTCTTTCCAACTGGTTCATGTGAACGAATAGCCCCCCCTGGGTCTACTGTAAAACGACAGCGTTGACCGTTTGCTGTAAATACGGTAAAGTTTTGAGTGTATTCTGGTTTAAACGCATTGTCTGTAATCCAACCAACAATAGCACCACCTCCTGGAATCGAACTACTTGTAGGGGTACCCCAAAAGTTACAAGTTACCACGTTAGCGGACTTGTATAAAGTGAAAAACTCTAAAGCTGTGCCTGTGATTGTAGCGTAAGTATTCGGTGTTTGAAATTGTTCTGAACGTTTGGCCGGAACACCTTTTACTATCAATGTACTTGTGGTTGTATTGTTTTTAGCTGTTACGTTATTCGCCGTTACTGATTCCGTAGCTGTGAAATTTTTTGATGTTGTTGCATCACTAACGGTTAAATTACCACTAATTGTAGTATTTTTTAATAACGTAGAGTCCTTTACCTCTAAGATATTTGAAACAGCTTTTCCGTCAATTCTTGCGTTACCGCTTAGCGTTACTTCGTCTAAACTTGTTACTTGTTTCGGTTTTTCGGTTTTTATAACCCCTGTTGCGCTGGTTGTTATAATATCTATCAAAACTTTCAGTACACCAGAATCATTGTTTATATCGGTTCGGTTGCTATTATTTATGGTTTCAGCTGATAAATTTACAGGACTAGTGGTTTGAGTTAAGTCAACGTTTGCATGAATATAGTTGACAGAATTAGCCTTTAAAGCTACTGTTTCGTTTAATAGTTCAAAATATCGACCACCAGCAATAATTGAAGTGTTAGTGTATTGTACGTTTAGGGCTGTATTTGACGGACTTGTCCAGTCTTTGCGTCTAATCGTTCCATAGTCCATTCCAGTCAACATCATGTATAACTTTGCGTCATTATTAGAACCGACCGGGAACTCTGTACCGTTTGGACTGAAAAATGTAAAGTTTTTAATTGTCATTTTTAACCTTTCTTGAAATTATCTTTGCTTTATCTAAAACTGGGTTATCAGTAATTGATAGCTCCAACAATCTAAATTTTCTACCGCCATAAGGATAACCACCAATTGATACAAATTGACCGACCTCGTACAAGAGCGTAGTTTCGATTCTAAGCGTGTTTTTGCCGTTATAGTATACTTTACCTTGCAATAGTTCTAAGTGGTCTTTGCGCAGCTCTCTGTAACCTTTGAAGCTATCTATTCTATATTTATCGCCATAAGTAGCTACATACTCATATAACATTTGGTTTGCCTCCACTTTCTACAAAAATAAGTCTATCATTGAACTCTGTTTTAACTCTGTCTGCTATGTAACCTGAATACAGTTTACCTTCGTACCAAATATCAACCAAGTCATTAACATACAAAGGCAATAGTTCATCTTGATTAAAGATTAACCTTGTGACGATTGTGGAGGGAGAAATTTCAGCCTTAATAATAGACATATCAGGAGGGTTTCCGTGGTCATCTCTATCATAAAACAATGTTTTAGCCACCCTTACTTCTGGCAGGTCTGTTCCGTCTCCGTGATAAGTGCTATAATCAATGACATCGCCGTTATTTTTTGCTGTGTACATTTTAGGAGGGTCTATGTAGTCGTCTGCTTCCTTATTTTTGATAAACACAACAGCAAAATTATAAGCTGAACGTTCTACTATTGTTTCCGTGTCCATTGCTACACTTTGTTTAATATCTACCCTTGTCGTGATTCTATTTCTATTCCAGCTCCTAGAAGCGAAGTTAATGAATAATAAGTTTCTGGGGTCTATTTCAGACGAAGCATGTTGAATAGTTGTAGTGGGTTGAAATTGAACTTTGGAAAATATCCTCTTAGCTACGTCATGAGCTGATGAAGTTTCTGCTTTTCGGTTAATTGTAGCCTTCCCAGCGAAAATACTTGAATTGAAGAAATAACCATAGCTCATTAACTCATTCTTATTAGGGTCAATCAAATAGTCAATGATAGCGGAGTTTGTCGTTTTAGTTTTAGTTATTGCGTTCGGAACATCTAGGCTTTCAATCATTGCCCAAAAATAGTTCTTTAATGTAGCTTTGTTGCCTTCATCTACATCTGTCACAAGGTAAACCATATCTAAATTCAGCTTTTTCTTTTTACCTAGAGCTTCCTCAATTGGAACAACTTCAGGAAAGAGAATTTGAACAATATCGCCAACTTCTACTGAAACGGTCAATGTAGCTGATGAAGTGTAAAGGTAACCCGTTTCCCACAGTTCGTAGTTAATAACTTGACATCTTGCCTTTGGTATTGGTAGACCTCTTTTGTCTTTTTTACCATTAGGAAGAGTAAAATCAGATATATTATAATAGTTAGGGTTAAAGTTATCATAAACGTTAGCTTCTAACATTAAATGAAGTCCGCCTTTCTCTTAATTTTAAACTCTGCCTTGGTAAGGTTGATTAGGTCCATTTGACCTTTTTCAATTATACGAGTTCTATATCGTTCAAAGTCCATTACAGGGAATAAATTTAATGAAGACGTTCCGTTCCAACCTTGATAGGCTTCGTCATTTACATCTGTATTTATTAAAATATAATCCTGTGCCTGTTCCGTCTTAAATACAATTGCAGTATATTCATTTCCAATATCGTCTAAAAATCTAATTCCAGTAGGTGTTTTAGGAAGTTTCGGGTATAATATCCCCATAAAACTAAATACTTCATCTTTTATATTCCAGCGGCTTAAACGCTCTATATTTGTCTCTCCATAATAAGTGTATGCTTGATTTTCTATGTAGTTATAACCAAAATATTCGCTTATATCAGCAGTTGTGACTTCGTTAGCTGATGGCATCCAAGGGGTGGCGGTTGAACCCTCTTCCAACTTATGGCCAGCAGTCCATAAAGCTGAATCTGTTCCAGAACCAGTTATTTCGTACCTAGGCCAAATAGTATCACCAGTTTTTAAATTTAATGTAAATTGGTCTCTGAACCAATCAAAGTTATTTCCCATAAACACATTGTTATGCTCTGTCCATTTTGGCTTTCCATTAATGTCCCAAATATCGACGTATCTATATATGTTCGCTGCGTTTCCTGAACTTTTAATATAAGCTGAGAAAGGATAAGTACCGTCTTTTGGTGCTGTAAATGACTTGAAAATTCCATTAAATTTTTCGGTTTTTTTCTTAACAGTTAGACCTTTATAAGTTCCGTCATTTACCCACCCCCAAGGTCTTTGCCAATCTCCGCTAAAGTCTCTAGTACCGTCTAATAAATTCAAATTAGGTAGATTTAAAGAAGGATTTGCTTTCAGCCTATTATAGTTTTGTAAAGCTGTTTCGCTACCTTTATAACCGCCATAAATTTTAGACTTACCAGCGATAACTTTACCATTTTTAAGCATGTCAAGAGTTAGATTTTCGTAAGTGTACCACTTTGTAATTATATCAAAAGTTATTTTTTCGCTAAAAGTTCCGTTCTTACCGTAACCCTCTGTCTTTGTGACATTTGCTAAAGCTAAATCAGCATATACCTGAAAAATCTCTGTTTGATATTCAAGTGTAACGAATTTTTTGCTAAGAATATCGTTTACGAAGTCTTTCATTAATTGATAATTTTCTTCTAAACTTTCGCCAAACGTCTCTAATTTGAACTCTATTTGTGGTTGAGTGATTGAGCGTGTTCCCATTACTCCGACACCGTTACTTTGCCAAATATTATTAGTTGATTGTAACCCTAAATTAGAAGGCTGATAAAATCTAACTTTTCCATTTGTAACGTCCCAAACTTTATTACCTATTCCGTCTAAGTTGGTATGTATTTTATACTGTCTTACCATCAAGCCCTCCCTAATTCAAATTCTCGTCTGATTGCACGTGCTAAGTTAGAAACATCTTGACCAGCACCGCCTTGTATGTTGAATGTGTTATATGTTCTATTGTCGCTTGATACGCTGTTCGTACTCAAACTGTGACCGCTAGAAGATAAATTAACATCTGTTAAGCCTACTACCATAGAGCCTTTGAATAGTCCGCCAAGTTTTCCAGCAATACCATTAATAGCTCCTGATATATTATTGATTGTATTTATTACACCACCAAGAACGTTATCTATCGTATTTTTCACTCCTCCAAATATCTCACTAAAGAAGCCGCCAATACCATTAAATACATTTGTTATTGCATTGTAAGCATTAGAAGCGAACCCACCAAAGTCGCTGAACACTCCACTAACTACACTTCTAGCACCATCGAAAACTCCACTAAAGAAGCTACCAACTCCACTAAATACACCTGAAATTGCTCCCCAAGCGCTTGAAGCAAAGCCACCAAAGTCGCTGAACACTCCACTAACAACGCTACGAACAGCGTTGAATATGCCACTAAAGAAGCCTGAAACTGCACTCCATATTGAGCTAACTACTCCCCAAGAGCTAGAAGCAAAACTTCCAATTGCGCTGAATACTGATGACACGATACCTCTTACAGCGTTGAATATTCCACCAAAGAAGCCAGCTACTGCATTCCATACTCCGACTAGTACATTCCAAGCTGAAACAGCAAAGCTACCAATTGCGCTGAATACTGTTGAAACTACTGAACTAACAGCATTAAATATTCCACCAAAGAAACCTGATATACCTTGCCATGCGCCAATAACTAATTGATAAGCACCACGAATTATAGCCAATATAAGTTGGAATGCCAAGTTAATTATCGAACCGATTAGATTAAATATAGATTGATAAAAACTAATTAAAGGTTGGAAAGTTGTAACAAACCAGTTATAGGCACCTGTCACTAAAGAAGCAATAGTTGTAAATACAGTTGTAACTATATTCACTATTCCATTCCATAGCCCTGTGAAAAAACCTGTAACCCCAGCCCATGCTGTTTGAATTCCAGTAACAACAGTTGCCCATAAGGTAGTAAAGAATGTTATTATTCCGTTCCAAATATTTTGGATACCTTGTACAATTCCACTGAACCAATCAACTAAACCTTGCCAGATACCTTTTGCTCCGTCAACTACTCCGTTCCATATATCAGCGAACCATTGACCAATACCGCTAAAGAATGAAACCACGCTATCCCATGCGCTCTTTAAGAAGTCTACAAAGTCAGCCCATATCTTTTTGCCTGTTTCGGTTTGAGTGAAAAAGTAAACTAGACTAGCAACAATGGCTGCGATTGCTATGCCAAGAGCCACGAATGGATTCATAGCCATTATAGCATTGAAAGCACCTTGTATAGCTGTTCCAATTTTAACTACGTTATTATAAAGTTCAATCGCCTTAACAATTCCATTAATGACTTTTAAAGCTGCGAAAGCACCAGCAAGAGCAACTAAAGCTACTTTTATATTATCTATTGCTTCCTTGCTTTTACTAATTTTTTCCAGAAAATCAGCTATTTTGTCCGTGACTTCTGAAAATTTACCAGCAAATTCAGCTATGCTCTTTGCTACGTTGTCTATACTTGTTGCGTTTTCCGCTGTTTCTGTATTTATTCCAAGAAATGCATTTATGACCTTCCCTATAATAGAAACTATGGAATCAAATGCGCTTTTTATATTATCCCAAGCCTCTAAAAAGGCTAAAGTGGTTCCATTTTCTTGCATTTTTTGAAACAAGTCTTGAAAATACTTAATAACATTTGTTATAGTTTTACCAGCACTTTCGCCCCAAGCGCTCATTTTATCAATTAAACCACTAATAATAGGAGTTAAAGCGTCAAGTGTAGGAAGTAATGCTAGTGATAATGTTTCATTGAAACTATCCCAAGCGTCACCAATAGTAGTTACTCCTCCACCACCTGCTTTACCAAGTTTCTCCATAGCCTTATCCAGCATTTCAACTGATATAGCACCCTTTTCGCTAGCGCTAGCAAACGAACCATACTGTTTTAACGCTGGGTTCATTTCCATAACAGTCGATTTAAGCGCTGAACCAAGAGCTGTGTTATTATCTGTTAGCTGATTGATGTTTTCAGCTGTGACTTTACCACTTGCTGACATCTGACCGTAAGCCTGAACTACACCTTTTAATTGTTCGCCAGTACCACCAAATGCTTGGTTAGCTTTTACTAATGCTTCCGTTTTACTAACTGCTGATTTAGCAGTATCTCCTAAACCAATGAACGTTGTTGAAAGTTTTAAAGTATCTTCGGTATTTGCATTTGTAGCTTTAGCAAGATTCTGCATAGATTTGCTTACATATTCAAACTCTTGCTCACTGCCTTTGAACTTCATTGTATTTTGCAATGAAATCATGGCTTTCTGGGTATCCATTGCGTCAGATACCCAACCTCTTAAGCCATTACTAACAGCACTGACAGCACTTGAACCGATTTGCCTGAATGCACCAACCGCAATTTCTCTAAGACCGCTAAAGCGTGACTTCATTCCGTCAATTGCGCTATTAACTCCCTTAGTATCCATTTTAGCTTCAATGTTCCAAGAGCCTGAACTAATAGCACTCTCGACTTGCCTAATTTCGCCCTCTAGCCTGTTAGCTTGTGTTTCTGCTGTGCCTAGGTCTCTGGTAAGTTGTAGCCATTTCTTTTGACCTGCCGGTGAGCTTTTGTCAACCGTAGAAAGTTCTTCTTTTAGTTTTGTTGCTTTGTCACGTGATAAGCCCAACTGCGTTTGTAAATTCTTTTGCAATTGTGCCATTTTTCCGGTATTTGTCGGGTCAAGTTTTAGAGCTTCACGTAAGTTTTTAGCTTCTCCTCTAAGCCCTGACATTGCGGTATTAACGCCTCTAAGTGAGTTCTCGAACTTTGTGGTATTACCGTATATCTCGACCTCAAACGTTGCATTACTTGCCATTACATACCCTTTCTTTTACGCCTTTTCTCTTTTTCTTTTTCCTCTTTCTTCTTCTCTGCAATAAGTTCGATTAATTTATAAACAAGTTCTAATTCCATTTCCATGAACTGTGTTATATCAATTTCGTTATTGCCTAAAACAGTCAAAAGTTCTAAAGTTTTATTTTCCTTTACAGTATCTTTTTTTTTCTTAATCAATGAACTAGAAGAAAAGAAGACTGCATCGTCTTCCGTTTTCTCTTTTTCTTTAATAAAAACAGTCTTACAGAAGATATTAATTAACTCGTTAGTTGTAGGAAGCTCTGTTTTGTCGTCTAAGGCGTTTTGTAGTCCTCCGTTACAGTCTACCCAAAGTATCAATAACTTGTCTGTAAAGCTCTCCATTTGCTCTGTAAAGTCATCAGGAATATATCCAGCGACAAAAGAATTTTGTAGGTCTGCAAAGTCTTTCAAATCTGTAATAAAGTCCGAACCAGTTAGTTCTAAGTATCTAATTGCATGTTTTAAAATCATTCACAGCCCTCTCAGCTCATTAAATTTCTTTCTGCCATAGTTCGACCAGTTCTTTAAGTCCTTTACCGGCAGTATCGAACTCAAAGCTAGAACGGAAGTCAGAGAAGTCGCTTTTTGCTTTTACAATGTTATCTTGAAAAAGAGCTAAGTATAAACCATATTGAACGAACTCCATTACATCAGTAATTTCTCCGTCTTCTTTTTTAAGCTCTGCATCCATTGCCTTTTGTTGTTGGAAAAGGTCTTTCCCTGTAATCATTTTAAATTTACGTGCTGTACTCAATTGTTTTGCCATTTTATTTTATATTCCTTTACTTAATTAATTTTTAGTCTTATGAAGGGTTAGTTACTGAAACTCCTGAGGTAACATCTTGATATCCGTCAGCGGAGAACGTTACGATATGGGCACCGTGCGCAAGTTGTCCGTTGGTTTCTACTTTTCCGTGACCGTCTCTAATTACTGATGTTACTTTTACATCGTGACCTTTAGAATCTTTCAAAGTAGCTGGTAAGGAAATTGTTCCGTCATTACTCCCTTTAGTTTTCGTTTCAACGTGCGCAAAATTTGGAGCAACTAATGTAACAGCACCAGTCAATGCCGTGTCAGGTTGCATGATGAATAAGCCTGCTTCCATTTTATTTGCGAAGTCTTTTGCTTGGTCTCCCCAAATTTCATATTCAATAGCAGGAACTTTTTTATCTCCATTTAAATAAATATCAGATTCAGTCGCTTGTACTGCCAAAGTCCATTGGATAGGGTCTACACCGTCAACTGAATCTGTTTCTGATTCTTTTGTTGCTTCTGCTGTTGGTCTCAAATTTGGATAAACGACTACACGGTAACCGTCAACAAATTCTCCTGTAACTTTATCACGCTTGCGCCCTTTAATAAGGTACTGAACACATTTCGTTTTCCAATTACCAGTAGGAGACCAACCCAAGCCATTTTCTGTTCTTTGTTGACCTAAAATATCCTCTTTAAGCGCTTGGTCTGTTTGAATAAATACCATTTCTCCTTGAAGCAGGGTAGCACCTTTTTTCACTCCATGGTCTGGCACGTCATCAGCTGGATAGCTGTTAGTTTCCGCTTGGTCTTCCATTGCGCCAACTGATACTAAACCAGTTACGATTTTATGGTTAGTGAACTCTGGTTTTCCGTTACTCCCCTTAGCCATATCAGCTACGATTAGAGCTTCATTACCAAAGAAAATCTCACGTGAGTTATAATCTAATTTCATTTTTTATTTTCCTTTTTATTTTTTTATGCAGTACGTTTCCAATAATATATTGTCGTTGAACCAATTACTGCTGAACCGATATTTTCCCATTTTCCCGTGGAATACCCTGATGACAAATTTGAGTTATTTGTGACTACCGAGCCAACTGGGTGAGCTTGCTCCTCCATAACTCCTACTTTCTAATTAAACTTATACAAGTATTTTATATAACGATTTGTTATGTAATGCTTCATCTTTTTTAATAAAATATAGCCCTGTGATATCAAAATACACTTTAAATCTAGGTACATTATCAGAACTAAAGTTTTCGACATATTGATTTCGATTATCATATTTATTGTAGTCCGCGATACATTCCGCTGATAAATACAATTCATCCCCCCAAAATTCCATTAGATGAGTATCTTTTGTTCTTTTATTTAAATCGCCTACACCATCTCTTGATATGATATTTGTTACATAATCTATATCTCTTCGACCTTTTCCTATCAATGTTTTATTACTCATCGGGTCAATGTAACGACAAGACATCAATGTGAGTTTAGATTGTTCAATTTGAAAGTCTTTTAAGCAAGTGAAAAAATTTTCAACTGAATAACAATCGCTTTTCCAAACATTTACTTTAATTCGTTTAAGCAGATCGACAGAAGGAGTATTTGCACGATTGAGAATTGAATGATTAACTATTTTTATTTCATAGTATGCATCCATCGTAAACGGAATATTTGTTAAAACAACTTCTTTACCATCGACCAAAAGAGAAGTGTCAATATTCCGCTCATCCCCATGATTTCCTCCGATGAAATCAGCAGCATCTTTTTCTTTAATCGCCCCTTCCCATTCGGTTTGTGTGTCTAGTTCATATCGTGTAGATAAATCTTCATTGCAGATTGTAGTAGTAAGAACTCTCCACTGATTCATATTGATAGATGAATCCACCACTTTTGTATAAAGATATCTGACGTACAAATTTGTTTTGTGAGAGGGAACATAAATAGATAAATTATTTTCTCCGTCGTATTTCAACATCATATTTCTTTTTTTATTAGGAATATGGACAAAATCATTAATATTCTGAGGAGTGATGACATCAAAATTTTTAGTTGGAATAATTGTCTCATAGTCCTTTTCTTCAACTGCCGTCAGTTTATTTTTTGTAACAATCAAATACTTATTTTCGTTATTTAATGAATTGTTGATATAGAGGTATTGATCATTGGGACCAGTTGTAAACGAATAAATTTCTGGTGTACTTGTCGTCCCGTTTCCGCTCATATTTTGTTTGATGCTACCGTCTAGAGATTGACCAACAACTAATTGTTTTGTCGCTGTTCCCCAATTCATGCGCGAAGGTGTTTCACGACCCCAATAATATGTTGTATTAGGTTCTACTTTTATTTCAGCAGTTTGTGCATTTTCCGAATTAATTAGATAAAAAGGTTTTGAACCTTGTAATGAAACGTTTTTTATATACTTTCCATCAAACAAATTTTCTTTTTCCACAAAACTGATTTTATCTGCACCAAAGATTGCGTTATCGAACTCACTTTTAGTCAGTACATCAATTTTTGTATTTGGTTTTACAGAGTATCTAAAAGTTTCTTTTGCAGGTAATTCATTAGATGAAACTCGTAAAAAAGGTTCTGTGTTATCCCTTGACATATCGACATATAAAAACTTATCATTTGGCCCGCTTGTGAATTCAATCTCTCTAGGTGTTTGAGATTTACCTGATGATCCTGAAGCGTTTTTTTGAATCGAACCATCAAAGTTTGTCCCTACTGGTCTTTCAACTGTCGATGTTGCATAGTTGAAACGTGAGGGTACTTCTCGACGAACTCTATATTTAGTATTAGGAATGATTGGAATTTTAGCTACTTTTGCCCCTTCCCTCTTGATGTAGCTCATTTTACCGTTCTGGTCTGGACCTATTACCGTAAACCCCTCAATATAATTTCCATCAAAAAGATTTTCAGTTAAATCATTTTCTAAGAAATTCGTCTTAGAACTTATGACGGAGTCTTCTTGCAGTTTAGCTGTTGAAACGGAATTATCTCCAATTCCTACAGCTTGGTAAGTTCCACTCGAAAGAGCAGACACTTTATTATCAAGCGTTGAAACTTCATTATCAAGCGTTGAAACTTTATTATCAAGCGTTGAAGTTGCAGCCTCCAATTTCCTTATTTCTTCATTTTTTAGGCCTGTCATTGCGTGCTGTAAGCTCGTCATATCAGATAAATTTGCTTTAAGCTCAACATTGCTCTTGTTTGATTCAGTTTGAGCATGTAAGTCATTCAACTCACTGCGCAACACTTGTGGCATATTTTCCAATAATAATTTTGTAAAATCATCAATCTTATTATTTACTTTTTGAGCTAAATTTGTAACTGTAGAATCATCTGATATAAATGTAAGACTCTTACTGACAATAACTTGCTCTTTGTCTTTATTGAGAAGTATTAAGTTCGCTTCAATAACTCCTGTCGCTGTCATTTCGGTAGGAATTACCAAAATAAATTCTCCCTTAGCTAAGTCCTTAGGAGGGATCATAACAAGACCAGAATTACTACTATTAGTGTATTGATATGTAAGTTTTAATGAATGACCAGTTAAATCACATTCAACTCCATTATCAACTATTTTAATCAATAACGTTCTAGCATTGACATCGCCTTGCATTATTTGTATTGGCTGGGGAAAGTCTTTGTTGACTGTGTCCCACAAAATCGTTCTATTTCTAAAATTATCTAAACTCATTAAAAAATACCATTATTGTTAATTTCAATCAAATGTAATTAAGCCACTTTCTACTTTTATAATTTCATTGAATTAGCATAATTAGCGCCTTTTTTCAATGTTGTTTTGACATCTTGCATACCTTTTTTTTCAACCAAGAAATACATACCATGATAACCACTAGTATAATTAGCCCTAGTACCTGCATTAACTACTATTTTATCGCCTTTTTTAACTTGTTTTAAGTTCCTTGATAATTGACCAGTATTTTGATATCTTGCATAAATATAGGTATGACCATGGCTTCTAATTAATCTAGTTCTTCGGCTTGCAGCATTAGCTTTTGCCTTAAACTCTGCTTCAAACCAATCGCCCATGCGTTCTGTTACTTTAGTTTGCATTTCTTTAGCTATGCTTGCTGTATTAAGTAAATTCATTGCCATGGTTGACCACCTGCACCACAAGGCAAATAAACCGTTCCAGTATAATTGTACAAATGGCTGTTTTCTGACCAGTTCGTCATATTCCAACCGTCTCGTAAAACATCTCCGACTAGTCTGACAAGTTCATCGTCAACATCTTTAACAGACAAAACAACTTGATAATAGTAACCCATGACAAAGCTCGTATTATCCATTTTAAGCACCTTTGAATCACTAAGCGATAAATATACCGTCTTGTCTTCTATCGTGTCCTTAACGCCTAAAATAATGTCATTTAGAGGCATTGTAAGCAAATTGTTGTACCAATCTATATAAGAATCAAATTCCATTACTTACGACCCCCTCTAAAATCACCTTATTATTCTTAGGGTCTCTTTCCCATGTTGTACGCTTGAAAATGTTGCCTTTTTCGTCTAAGAAATAGTTGAAAATCAAGTCTTCCATTTCTCCGATTCCGTTAAGCTCGTATCTTACGTTTTTACCTAGCCCAATCATAGAAAACTCATCAAGTCTTGTCTGACTAATTCTCTGTTTAACTGCTGGTAAAACGATAGGCTTTATAACATTAGCTTCTGCACCGTTCTTCTTCTTAACAGTCGTTTCTACCTGTAATGTAACTTGTGAGAATATCATTAAATACCTCCATAATACATTAACTCTTGCAAAGAAGCCAAACGTTTCATTTCAGCATTTCGCCATTGTTCTGCTGGTTCATCAACAATATTAAGCCGACAATAACAAGAGATAAATTCTTTCACTAATACACTTGTTTCGTCAGCTTTAATACCATTTTTTTCTAGCAATTTAATAGCTATAGAACGGAATAGGATAAGCTTACTATCATAAGCTGTTACTAAAATCGGAATACCACAATAGACTTTAATATAATCTATCATTTACTTCCTCCATTTTATTCTTATGAGACTGTAATTACTGCACCAGCGTTAAGAGTTTCAACGTGTCCGCTTGTTAGTGTTTCTACCAAAATCATGTTGCTATTAGTTTTCCATTCAAATGCGTCAACTTTTGTAATGTCTTGCATATCGATATGATATTTTTGGTCTACTAATACAGTAGGTTTAACAGCCTTTGTACCTGTATAGACAATGATTTCATCTACTCCAACTTCTGAAGCAATTTCAGCGTCATCATTTTTAATACGAACGTTAGCATTTGCAGTCGCTTGACGTAACTCATCTAACAAGGCTCTGCGGTCTTCTGCTTTAACAATCAAATAGCGACGTCCAGCAGTAGGACGAACAAAGTCAACCGCTTCTTCAATAGCGTCAGCAAATGGAGTTTTGCCAGCTGATTTGGCTTTTGTAGTAATTTTTTTGATTTTTTTAGCGTCTGCTTCTTTGTCAATTGATTTAAAGCCGTTTGTTCCGTCTCCCTCAACAAGAGCAAGGTCAACGATTTTATTAACGATAGCTTGTGTAAGTTCTGCTACAATCAAGTTGTAAAGTTCAGAATATGACATTTGAAGTCGTTTAACACGTTCAGCAAGTGATTGCAATTTATAAACCATCACAGGTTCAAGAGTGTCAATAGTGAGTGTAGCTGCCTGCTCTGTTTTTTGTTGTCCGTCTTTGTGAACTTGTGCTTCATTATCTGAATCAAATGAGCGTGATACAAGCAAAGCACCAACATTTGTAACACGGAAGACTTGGAATACTGGGTTAGTATTTAACAAAGCTGTGTTAATTGACTCAACCAATTTACGTGGAAGTTGGAAAGTTTTGTCTGTGATAGTTACACCATTTTCAGCAAGTTTTTCATTCCAAGCGTTTTTAACTTCTGATTTTCCAGAGTTCTTTTTCAATACGTCAAAAAATTCTGTTACAGCGTTTTGTGATTCGATAAAGTTTGTCATTTTAGCTTTTCCTTTTGGTTTTTCTTCCTGTGCGTTAAGTTCGTTCTCAATTTTGATAATTTCAATTGAATTTTCTGAAAGTGTTTTTTCCAATTCTTGTACTTTAGGCAAGTCTTCAATTGCGTTTTTTACTTCAAAGCCACTAATTTGAGATTTTAAAGATACATTATTTTCTTTAAGTTCTGCCAAGCGATTTTGTTTTTCGATTAAATCAGGTTTATTCATATTTCTTTTTAATATCCTCAATTTCTTTCAAAGCGTTACGGCTTTCAATAATTTTGTTGCGTTCTTCTGTGAGTTCTTCGCCTAAGGCATTTTGAATAAATTTTGCGTTAGGGTCTGCTGGTACTGAAACAAGAGAAATCTCTTTAAACTGTGCTTTATTTACGACTAGAGCGTCATTTTCATTAAAAGTATAATCTGTGATGTAATAGGCAATTGATAGTGAGTCAAAAGCTCCGTTTTCCACAGCCTTGTTAATGTTTGGCGCATTGTCGTAAAGCGTGAAGTCAGTCAGGTATTTATTAGAAGCCAAATCATAGTAAACTTTTGCGTCCCCGATGACTTCGCTAGATCCAGTACCATGTTCATATAGCAATGGATATCGTTCTCTAGCAAACTCAATACAGTTAGGAGTCAAGATAATACCATTACGGTTCTCTACACCAACTTCTGACCCAATACCTTGGAACGACTTAGAACCGTCCTCGTTTTCAGTCACTTTAATTTCAGCACTATTGGTTATTAGTTTCATCTGTGCTTGTTACGTCCTTTCTACTGCCTTGTAGGTCACTTAGATTTTTAACAGCAACTGCATTAAGGTTAGTTAGGTAAATATCTCCACCCTCGATTGGTTGCTCGCCCATTTTAACAAGAAGTTGATTCACTGTAAAAATAGGAGCGTTAATATTTTCATGATACAAGTCAATTAATTCTTTCAAAGTTGCAAACTTGAATAGCTGGTTATCTACGATTATGCGTTCATAATATAAATTATCCTTATTTATTCGTCTGCGACCTGTTGAAATCAGTTTATAAGTCAGTTCCTTTTCAAGTTGAATCAGTAAAGGAATGATAGTAGAGTTGTAAAAATAAATTTGTTGTTCTTGCGTAGCAGTACCAAGCAAAATATTTTCATTCATAAAGTAACCTGTCAAAAGTTCAGATTTAATAAGGTCAATTTCATCTTTATTTAAAACAGAATAATCTTTTTTAAGTTCTACAATTTCCGTCTTGTTATCAACTGGCGTCAAACCGTTGTAACTCGAACTCTCTTGCATATTCTTTATTGTTGTTAAGGCTTTTTCTCGATACTCCTGTGTATTATCAATGTCAAGAAAGGCATTAATTTTCAACAAGCCACGCAATTTACCTTGTTCCAGCTTAGTTTGAATACTAGCTAGAGCATTATCTAAAATACTTGTGTCTTCATTGATATAAAAAGGACTGAAAAGCCTTACTAATTCTTCAGGTTTATATTCTTTTCCATCATTAGTAAGCAGTAAGTCTGCTAGATCGCCCGTTTCACGGTCAAATACAGGGTACAGGTCAACATAGCGCGTGCATAGTAACTTTTTAATTACTTTCTGCCAAAACTCCATGCTATTGTGTTCGCCCTTAGGGCTCCAATTGAGGACCTCATCTAAATCAGAACCTGCCCTACTAATCAAAGGATCAGAACCAGCCTCATCTTTTTTATATTTAACATGATTAAATTCTACTTTTGTTATTTCATTAGCAATTTTATTGTGAATATTAGTCACAAAGGCACTTGTATATTCTACTGCTTCGTTTTGCCACGCTGTGACTCTTTGAGTATCATTGTTTAGTTTTCCACGTGAAAATGATACCACTTTTCCGAATAAGTTCAATTTTTCCCCTTTCTACCATAAACTAACGCCTTTCCCTCGTTTATACTCGCCTGTTTTCTTGTTATGGCAAGACTTACAAAGGAGTTGTAGGTTATCAGGGTTCAGCGCTATTTTCCAATCATCAAGATTTTCCCACGTTAGTTCAATAATATGGTCTACTTCGTATTTTTTAGCACCGAATGCGCCACATCTTACGCAAGTCATTTTGTCACGTTGTCTTACATAATCACGGACTGCCAACCATTCTTTTTTATTGTACCAGCCACTTTCTCGGACTGTGTCAACGTTATACTTCATCTGACACCGCCATTTCTAAAGCCATTGTCAAAGCAACAGTAGGGTCAATTTTATCTTTTTCAAGTTTTTTGGTATACATATAATCCCCGCTTTGTCCGATTTTAACAGCAGTATTATTTAAAGCCCACTGCATGACTTTTTGGTTATGGATAAGTTTATTTTCCACTAACTTAGATTTTAATAACTTAATATAATCATTCATTGAGAAACCTTGTCGAATTGCTCTTTGGTTATCTCCGTCTTTATCAAAGAAGTAACGCTCAATCAACCCTTTTAAAATTTCGTAGCGTGCTGGGTCATATCCGATTTTTCTAAGTCTGCACCCTGTTTTGGTTCTAAAGTCGTTGATATACGGTATTAAGTCATTTACATTAATGTATTCAGTGTCAAGTAAGATTAATTCCCCTCTGTCAACAAATTCAGTCCACAACTCTTGTTGTTCTGTGTCTAGTTGCTCATATTGCGACCGTACAGAGAAAGTAAGTGTATGACTGTAAGTTTTACCCTCTAACTCACAAACGAATGATACAGCGGTTAAATCGCCAATTAAGGATAAGTCAATTCCGACATAAGTTCTATTTTTATTAAATACAGATAAATTGAAGTCTGTTAGTTTTGTATCCTGTGGAGTGAAGTAGTAAGCTGTATCCTGCATAGGCAAGCCCATATTAAACGCTAAGAACTTATTCTGTAACGCTGGGTCTCCTTGCGCAAGTTCGTACTCTTCAATAACTCCTGACCACTTAGGGACGTTACCAATAAGCGGTAATGCCATAGTCCAATTCTTTTTATCTTTAACCTGCTCATGATTTTCCAGCATGTAAAGCAAGCCGAACGACCTATCATTGTAAAATTCTTCTTCTGATTTGAAGCGTTCAACAAGCTTATCATAAAGCCCGTCGCGTTTAAGTCCTCCTGAAGTGATGTAAATACTTTGCCAGTTGTCTTGTTTTTGACGTGAACCTTTATTGACTGATTCTGTTATATCTTCGCCATAGGTATGGACTTCATCAAATATATTAAGAGAACTATTACCACCTTGCGCCCTCAAAGTATCATTTGTTTGCTTTTTGAAAGTGGTTTTAAAAGAAGTAAATACTAGCCCTTGTTTTGTACTCTTGAAAATCTTGTTTTCATTGTACACTCTCAATGTATCGCTTGCTTCCGTTTGATTCCGAACTTGGTCAAATACGTGTCTAGCCTGTGTATTATCATATGCAATAATCAGACTTTCTCCGCCATATTGACCGCCTAAAATCATCCAGTTAAGCACGCGCGTTGCCATTAAACTTGACTTACCAGAACCACGTCCTAGATTAAGGAAAATTTCATTGATTAAATTAACTTGAACGCCTTTTTCATCAACCATATCATAGCCAAGCATTAACTCATACCACCAACGCTGTGGAGGTAGTAGCTCGATTTTCATCAGGTTACCAGTAGTCAAATAGAAGTTGTCTTGTATCCATTCAATAGCTTGTGTAACACGGTCATAGCGATAAATATACTTGTTATGAATGCGTATTTGCTTCTGAATAGTCTTACGAATGTACTTATTAATAATAATGCCGTTTTCTTTGTTGTATTCTAACATTTTATTTAAATAATACATTTATTCAAACCCTTTCGGTACTTCAATTTTTGGAGTTTCGTACTTACTTAGTTTATAGTCATCAAGTTCTTCGATTTTAGCTTTAAGGTCATGAGCGCTTGATTCTTCCTGTTGTAATCTCCGCCATTCAGTAGGGTTATAAAGTTCAGGATTTCCAGCCTTAGCAACCATCATCGCTACTAAGCTATCTTTATCTAGCTCTTTTTCTTTAACCTTTACTTTTTCAACGTTTCCGTCAGCGTCATAGATTGTTTCTGTTTCCTTTAGCATTCTGACCGTCAGTTTGCTCGCTAAGGCACTTTCGGCTAGTTCTAATAGATTTCCCCTAGCAATGCTTTTAGCTTCGTCATACGCCTTTATATTGTCATCTCGCCACTTTCTAAAAGTTTTAGCTGAACAATGCAAACTGGTGTAAATTTCTTTGTCATTACAGCCTGATTCAATTTTATCAATGATTTGACTAAAAAGTGGCTCTTCGTACATCTTAGGTAAAATTGTGGGTCTACCACCGTTTTGTGTTTGCATATTGTCCTTTCTTTTAAATGTGGTTATATCGTTTAAAGCCTATATTTTCGTCTCTAAGAGCAGCAATAATCTTTGCTTATAAGTTTACCAGCTTGGGTGACTCTGCTCTCACAAGCCAAAATATTAGTATATATCCCTATAATTAAAATTTAGCAAAGATTTAGCGAGATTTGGCGAGATTTTGCGAGATTTTGCGAGATCTGTCTCTTATACACATCTGACGCTGCCGACGATACTCCTT